TGGTTCTTGACCACCTCGTCATTGCGCACGATGCGCCAAGACAGCCGGGCTAGCTCACTCGCCCGGATCTGCATAGCGGCATAGGCCCAAGCTGACTTAGCGTACTTGCCGCTGCTGAGGCGCTGGCCGCTGGAGAGCTCGTAGGCGCCCTCTCTCTGGCCGCCAGAGAATGGCCAGTCCACAATTCGCATGGCGTTTCGGGGGGTCAGAAGCATGTCTCGCATAGCTACCCCAACGTGATGTGCCCCTGGGCATCCGCCCAGACAAGAAGTGCCCGAGAGATCACGGTGTCGTCATACGCCCCCTCGGCCGCCTGGTAGGTCGTCTGCCCAGTCCTGGGCGAGGTCGTCGCCTCATAGGCCTCCAACTCGAGCCTGGCAATCATATCCTCAACGAACTGCCACTCATCCCGCTCTAGGGCCAGCCTGAGCCCCTGGATAATCTGCCGCTTGCTCTGAAGCGTGGTGTCAAAAGGCATGACGGGCACGCCGTCCGCCTGGAGTTGCTGGATGTTGGGTAGGCCCATACTGTTGGCCTCTGCCCACATGCTGCCCCCGACTCGCTGGTAGAGCTCCTTGATCCGCATAAGCTGGTCGGGGTAGCTCATGCCCCGAAAGCGGATCAGCTCCAGCTCCTTGTGACACTGGAGACAACCCACCGAGATCGAAGTGTAGTCCTGTACCTGACCCCAGTCGATTGTGGTGCCCTTGGGGTGATCGGCATGGCCGCCATTCGGCTTCCAGAAGTGCGTGTCCCGCACGCGGAACACCTGCCCCTCGCCCTCGACGAACTCGCCCAAGATCTCTTGCCGATAGTCCTCGGCCGTCATGTCCTGGGATAGCTCGGCCAAGGCTGAGGCGCTGAGGTAAGGATTCTCGGTCGATGGGAAGGCGAAGGACGCCCAGCGGCCGTCGTCGTTGTTCTTGGCCTGAAGATCGAGCCGGTAAAAGTGATTGCGCTTGTTGGGCGTGCCCATGAACCAAGCATCGCCGTCGTTGTCCAGCGTCATCGGTGCGCCTACCTTCTCCCATACCTCGGGATCCTGGAAGGCGTATTCGTCGAATAGGATCAGATCGCCATAGTCGCCACGCAGATGATCGGGCTTGAACGCCGTACGGGCTGTGATCCGCCCGCCCGAGTGCTTGAAATCGAGGAGTCTGCGCGTCTCGTTCTTGTCGATGAGCTTGGTCAGAAAAGCAGCACTGAGCCAGTCGGTGCACTTGGTCCAGAAGGCATCGGTCTGCTCGACGATAGGGGCCGTGTAGAGCACCCGCCGGCCGGCACCGGCAGCAATGATCGCCTTCCGGGCCGCCATCGTGGTCTTGCCCCCTCGCCTGCCCGCCCGGATGACAATACGTTTGGCTGTGCATGCCTCGATCTCAGCCTGTCTCGGGTGCGGGGGTGGAATTCTGATTCGGAGGCGCTTCGTCATCGACGATCTCTAAGCCTCCAAGGGTCTGCACAATCTGCTTGTCCACGAACATGGCATAACTGCGGCCGAGTAGCTCCAAGGCGCGCACCTTATCCCTACCACCAACCTCGCCCCGAGCAAGCTCGGCCAAGCGCATGAGCACCTCGTCGGCGCTCATGGCCGAGGCGGTCAGATGAAGCTTGATCGCCTCGGCTACCTTGGGTTGTCTTAGGAGATCATGCCCAGTCGTAGGAGCTGAGCGCTCACTGTAGCCGGCCGCAATCGCCGCCCGGGTGGCGTTGAAGCTCATCAGATACGCGCTGATGAACTTCTTCCGCTTCGACTTCATTTCGGGGCCGTGAGAGCCTTGACCGCAGAATTTCCATTGGTCGGGAAGTAGGCGCCCCAGGCCAGCCCGAGCAAGGACCACATCGGGGCATCGATCTCATACTTCATAAAAACAGCAGCCACGACCGCAATCGTGACCACCACCGCAAGAACACCTCGAACGCCGACGTATTTGTAGAATGAGTCCATGTGCCCTCCGGCAATGACGATAGCACAGGAGGGCGAGGTTGTCAAATCAGCTTGCTGGAAGGAAGACAAAAATGGAGGCGAAACGAGCCCGACCAGGTTCATCGTTGTAGTGCAAGCGGCCAACAATAGGAGCAAAGTAAGCACCAGCCTCATGCAATCTACGCCACCATTGAGTCGAACTATCGTGCTGCAAAAGCATGACTACTCGAATTCCCCTCGATGCCTCCGCAATTGCCTTATCAACCCAGGGGCCTGGATTACTGTAGGGAGGATTGCAATAGCACGGATCGCGCCAGTCCCGCGTGAGGCCGTCCGAGCAACCCGGCAGAGCGGGGTCATCCCAATCCTTGAAGAAGCTATAGAGATCAGAAGGTGTACGCCACTCATCCATGTGCAATTTCGAGGAGAATCTGCCCGGCGAATACCAAGGCGAAAATCCAGAAGCCCCAGGCGATCGATGTCATAGCCCCTCCGATGGATTAATCTGATAGACCTTCGCCCCCCGTGTCCCCTTGACCACGATCAGCTCAGCATCCCGGACCATCATGTTGAGCACAGCGATCAGCCCGGCCTTGCGGCCGCCGATGGCCTTGTGGAGCTTCTGTGT